AGAGAAAAATAATCCACCTCTATTTATATAAAGAGATGCAGAATTAAGATTAAGTGTTTGATTAGGCCCTGCACTATTCTCCGTATACATTGATGCAGATGATGCACTACCCCAATTAACTCTAAACTCATCCGATACACCTACATTAAATGTTTCACTACCAAAGAATACATTACTACCTGTTGTTGCAAAACTACCTGTATTAATAGCTACATTACCAAAAGTAAGTGTTCCGCTACCATTTGTTATTAAAGCCTGGCCGTTTGTTCCATCAGTAGTAGGATATGTTAAACCTTGCATTTGTAAAGTGGAGCCTGTTATTTGAATACCTTGTCCTGCCTCAAATGAAATACCACCACTAACACTTGAAAATCTTATACTATTTGCACCGGTACCAGTAGTCGTTTGAAATGTCATAGTAGCACTATTGCCACTATTATTTCTAAATTGCATTACTCTACTACCCGTTCCGTATAAGAAAAAGTCTAATCCTCTTGACTTTGGATTATCAGTATCACCTGTAAATTGGAAATTATCATCCTCATTACCATTCAACCACATCTCATTTGGAAATTGTAATCTAGGGCCACCTGGACCTGTTAATTTTAGACCTGAACCTCCTGTTAATTCTATACCATAGCCAAATCCACCACTACCAGAAATAGTAATAGCAGGACTTGCAGCTGTTATAAATGATTGTTGTCCTGTAAATGTATTGCTGCCTGTTGTTGCGAAACTACCTGTGTCAATACTTCCACCACCACTACCAGTCGCTACTGTTAAATTAAATGTTGTCGCATCTCCCTTTGTAAAAGTTAAAACATTACCTGCAACACTACCGGTCACTAACAAACTACCAGTATTAGTAGAACCACCACCACCAAATGAGGATGTTGGAACTGTTGTAGATATTCCACTAGCATTACCTACCCATGCGTATCCTTGTTGTAATGATGCAGTTAATGTAGATTGAATATTAACATTACCTGAAACAATTAAGTTTCTAAAAAACTCAAATGGTGATGCGGAACCTGTGCTTACTGCAAAAATATTTTCAGATAAGTCACTATTTCTAAAAGTAATTCCTTTCCTAAAAAATCCATTGTCTAATAAAAAGTTATCAGTTCCAATCGCGTCGAATGATATTCCACTACCAACACCACTTGGGTTTGTTGCAGCTAATTGTATATATGTGTAAGGGCTTCCTGATATATTTTTACCATTGATATATCCATTAACTGTCAATGCTTCGGCCGGTAAAGCTGGATTTCCGTTAATAGTTTGATTGCCGTTGAATGTATTGCTACCTGTTGTTGCAAACCCTTGCAAATTAAATGTAGATGCATCTCCTTTTGTAAATGTAATATTGTTAGATGCAAAAGATGCAGTGACTAATAAACTACCTGAACTTATACCTGCTCCTTCTGTTCCTTGCACACCTTGTATACCTTGCACACCCTGTGTTCCAGTTCCAATTATACCCTGAATACCTTGTGCTCCGGTAAATCCTTGTATACCTTGCGTTCCCTGTGTTGAATTATCTGCTCCTTGAATACCTTGTAAACCTTGTAGACCCTGAATACCCTGAATACCTTGTGCACCATCGCTACCACTAATACCATTCGTTCCTTGTATACCCTGCAAGCCTTGGATACCTTGTGTTCCTTGTGCTCCATCACTGCCAGTTATACCATTAGTTCCTTGAATACCTTGCAAACCTTGCAGACCTTGTAAACCTTGCAGACCTTGTAGGCCTTGCAAACCTTGAATACCCTGTGTTCCTTGCGTTGAGTTATCAGCACCTTGTATACCTTGCAATCCTTGTAAACCTTGCAGACCTTGTAGGCCTTGTAGGCCTTGCAAACCTTGTATACCCTGTGCACCATCACTACCAGTAAGTCCGTTTGTTCCTTGGATACCTTGCAGACCTTGTAAACCTTGTATGCCAGTTATACCTTGCGTGCCTTGTGTTCCCTGTAAACCCTGTAATCCTTGTATACCTTGTGCACCTTGTAAAGATATTGATGAAGTTGCTACTGCTTGGTTATATCCATTAGCATCACCTAACCAAATATATCCTTGTGGTAATTGTGCAGTTAAACTTCCTGATATAATTTGATTACCTACGAATGTATTGCTACCCGATAATAATGCACTACTGCTTATCCAATTGCTATTCAAATCTCTAACTGCTGACGCAGAAATACCACCATTGACATTAGTAAAATAAGTTGCTGCTGATGCTGATGTAAGTTCTTGTTGATTATATATTGCCATATCTGTTTATGATTATTGTTGAGGGCCGTTGTTTATCGGTGATTGAATAACTCCAATACCTTGTGATATTAAAGCACCATCACAGCAATCTCTACCATATCTATCTTCATTTACACAAAGACAACCTCTACGATTATTTTTTGGTGAGGATAGGCCGCGTGTAGGGCCGATGTATATACCGCTTGCGTTTTCTCTATTAACGGAGTATCTTAAATTTCCGTTTCGTGAGTTAGACCAAATTGCCATAATAAAGTTAGTTTTATCTTTAACAATGGTAAAAAACAAAGTTGTAGGTTATCCCATTCTTTTTAATGCTTCTTTATGTAAAACTTCTTGCAACCATTGTTTATCAGCTTTATATGCTAACAACATTAAACATTTCTCTAACGGCTCTCCGATAACTCCATCAATCTCTTTAATGTTTCCGTTGGCAAGTTCAGCGATTGTTGCATATGCTCTCCACTTTTTACTAAAACGGATTTGATGTTGGCCGGTATCTCCGTGGTCTGCGTCAAAGATTTCAGGGTATCTTTCAGTAAGTCCATTGACAAATTTACAAAAAAAAACAGAGCACCGAAGTGTATATCCATTGTTTGCTTTAACCACATCTCTTCATCTATTTTACCCTGATAACTTTCTATCTCATACATATCACCTATCTTCTTTATTACAGGTCTATATAAGATACTCATTACCTTTGCCCAATTCTTATCAATCGTTACTGCATCGTATTGTGTGATATCTGCATAAGCACCATAAGTGATATTAGATAAGTTAGGTTCAAATCCATATTCAACACCATCAATAAAAATAAATCTTTGTAATTCCAATTCTTCTGGCTTACTGAAATTTAATAACTCATTACGAAGTGCATTATAACTTTCCGTTCCTAATCCTTTTAGATATTCAGGCGATAGATTACATAAGTGGTGAAGGAGTAAAGCAGTTTGTGCTTCCTCATTATCTTTGTAATTATCCATATCGGCATGTAGAGCTAAATACTTTTTAAGTGTTACATCATTCCATCCATTAGGAACTTCAATTATCATTTTCTTTTTCATTACGCTTGGTTTTGTGTTGTTGTTAGGGCTAACTCTAATTGTGAAATATATCTTTGTTGAACTCTCACCTTTGCTTCTTCGTTTTGTAGTTTAGCATTGAAAGCAATCAGTTGTGCATTTTGTGTTTCGTTAATGTTTAATAATTCTCTAACAAGTTCTTTGAGCTGGCTAATTTCTTCCTCCGAAAGTTGTTCTGTGCTCTGAAGTTCTCCTGTGTTGCTATGTATTCCCATAATTTTTTATTTTGTAATATTTCATTGAATTTATTTGCTACCCATTCTTTGTGGTTTTCTCTATCCATTCCTTTTGTTTCAGCCAGTAATGTAGAATAATATTTGTTTCGGTTTACTAACATAAACTCATTGTATTTGTTTGCACGATATTCCTCCTTTGGTTTTAATTGTTTTGCAGAAGTTCTCTTTTGGTCTATTGCTCCGCATGGTTTACACAATGCTCTTAATCTAAACTTATTCGTTCCGTCAAACTCTACACCACATTCTTTACAATGAGTGCTTTCTTTTTTCATACTTGCCATAACTATCTTATTGAAATATCGTATTGTCCTGCTCTTATCTTTTTAGCGTTTAACCTTTCCATTACCACATAACGAATAGCATCTATACTATGGTTACTATAATCAACAGGTATGTTTTCAAAGTTACCATTCTTATCTACCATCCACACATACTCACCAAACTCTTTGATTGTATTTATACTACGCTTGGTTACATGCAATCTATACTGCTGCATTAAATCTATTCCTAATCTCACACTATCCTTTCCTTTTTTAACAGGCTTAATATTAAAACCACTTCTGTATATCTCTTCTATTAATCTCGGTTCTGCACTATCACCCCATATTTCATTCCTACCTATATCCAATCTTTTTAATTCAGCTATAATGTCCGATGTAACCATTCCTTTTTTATACAGCAACTCATCGATATATAAATCTCTGTCTAACTTTGCTACACAAACTAATGTTGAAGGGTCTACACTAAATCCATAATCCATACCAAACGCAACGAACTCTGCTTCATCGGGTATCGCATCTACAATGTTAATAGAGAATATCGTTCCTACATTATTGCCTGGCAAACCTAATCCATAAATCTTATAGTATTCAGGGTTAATGAATTGCAATCTCTCAATCTCTTCAATTAACTGCTTCTCTAAAAACGGATTATCTTTGTAGGTTGATATAAATAAATCTGCTTCAGGGTGTGTATGTATCTCTGTGAATATATAATTTGTAGTTCCGAATGAGGGGTTATATGCTATAATACTTTTTTTGCGTGTTCTTATAAATAACTGAAACCAATCCTCTCTACTTAATTCATTGGCCTCATCCACAAAAAGATAATCTCTTGCACTACCTTTTCTTTTTTCTGAACTATCAATTGACATAAACTCTACTATACTGCCATTATCAAATGTATAGATGTGTTCAGTTGCAGACCAGTTATCATCACTCCATATATCTAATCCTTTAAGTATACCAACCCAATCTCTCATAATACTAACACGCATAGACGGAAACGACTTACGCACAATACTGAATACCATATTAGGTTCAGTCAATGCTTTAACTAATATCCATTGGAGTGCTGAGTAACTTTTAGAACTTCTTGTGCCACCTTGCAGTATACAAATCCTTTTGCTTCCCTCTATATCCCTATATGTCTTTGATGTGTTGATGTTCAGTTCCATCTAATATGTTTAGGTTTATTTGCTGTATCTTTTGTTCAATCTCTGCTTTCATTTCAATTCTACTCTGCTTAGGTAAATTAAATTCTAATAGTTTAATCGCTAAGTCAACTGCGGTGCGTGGGTCATGCTTCATCATATCCTCCATAATTTGTGGCAAGTTATCTAAAACCTTATTAGTTGCACGAGCTACCGATAAGCGCATCATCTCTGTTGAACGATTAACTGCTCCAACAGGTCTTCCCTTTTTATTTATCCTTGTATCTCCTTTGCTGAATGGCATTGTTAATTATTGTTTTTATCTATATGTTTAACACCGCTGAAATTAATTTGTAGTTGATTACCAAAACTTTCTTTTATCCGCTTCATACTCTATTCTTTGTTTTGCAATTTCATAATACTCTTTCTCTCTTTCTATTCCAACAAACCACATACCTTCTTGCATTGCTGCTTTGCCTGTGCTACCACTACCCATAAACGGGTCTAATACTATACCATCTTTCGGTGTCACTAAACGAATTAAGTATTTCATTAAGTCAGTTGGTTTAACTGTTGGGTGATTATTCTTTCTTTTGAATACTTGGTTATCAGTTATAGGGTTATCACAACTACATATTGTTTCAGGACTACCAATAAACTTTTTACCACAACTTGCACATCTTGCATTGAAATCTCTTGCTCCACCTTTTGTTGTCCTCAATGCTTTTGCATCAGTTTCTATTCCACTAT